AATGGCAAGCGAACTTAGAGTAAACACCCTGAAGGATGCCGCTGGGAACAACAGCGTGGGTATGGAGTATGTTGCCAACGGTAGTGCGAAACTTGTAGTGCGTTACACTACAGTGTCTACAACCGCAACCGTAGGTTCACCGCTAAACGTAGCGAGTTTGACAGATAATGGAACTGGAGACACTAGCATTTCAAACACATCAGCCTTTAGTGATGCCTTATATGCAATCCTTGCGGCGGGTACAGTAAATCACAACTCATCTGGAAACAGCACAGTTGGCCCTTTTAGCACTGGAAGTTGGACAAATAGTTCGTCTAATCAAACAACATCGGTAACTAGGATAGGGCAAAGGTATGTCAGTTCATCATCCTCTGAAAATCTAGATGTTGATATAACAAGCGTTGCGTTAATCGGAGACCTAGCATGAGTAAAGCAGCAGAACTAGCCGCACTGATTGGTTCGCAGACGGCGTTGTCAAACAGGAACCTTGTCATCAACGGTGCGATGACTGTTGCGCAGCGGGGGACGTCACATACACAAAGTCCAAACAGCGGTAATTATCACACAGTAGATAGATTTTCTTACCGCCGCACAGGAACTTGGTCAGGCGTAACAGCGGTTGCTTTGTCACAAGAATCCAGTGGTGCGCCTAGCGGGTTTACTCATTTTCTTCGTTATGCCCCAACTGGTTCAGATTCAAGTACGCCTTCGGATACAGCTATGTACATAGATGCTAAACTAGAAGGAAATAGTGTTTCTTCATTGGCGTTAGGTACGTCTGCCGCTAAATCCTTTACGGTTTCTTTTTACGTTAGAAGTTCTGTTACAGGTACTTTTTCTGTTGGCTTTCAAAACAATGACAGTACAAAACATTCTTATGTAGCGGAGTACACAATAAATTCAGCGAATACTTGGGAGCAAAAAGAAATAACAGTAGACGCACCAACTTCAGGAACTTTTGAGACAGACACAAGCACTGGGTTAGCTTTTTACTTTATTGTTTCTGCTGATGCTTCTTCTTCAACTTATAGCACAAGCACTATTGGTTCTTGGTTATCTGCTACAGATGCTAGATGGAGTACCAATCAATCAGACGGTGTAACAACAGCAGCAAATCAAACCTTTGACATCACAGGCATCCAGCTTGAGGTAGGCGAACAGGCCACGCCGTTTGAACACCGCAGCTATGGCGATGAGTTGCGTAGGTGTCAGAGGTATTTTGCAAAAATTAGGGCGAATTGGTCAGGAGATACGACTAACGATGGTTCTTATAGAGCAAGTTATCAAAATGCTGTTGAAATGAGGGCAACGCCGACAGCTACTTGGACAAATATTTCCCAAGCGGGTTTTGATGCTGCGCACAATTCAGAGCAAATAACTACATACGGTGGTGGAGTATATAGACAATGTAATACGACTAGCGATGGTCGTTTATATTGGTCTGATGCAACACTAGATGCGGAGTTATAAAAATGAATATTACAAACGCACAATATGTTAATAAGTTAGAAACAAATGAAATAGACCACATTCACGTTACTGTTGATAGCATTGAAATGGACGTACCCCTTGACCCAGCCAACCGCCACTACGCAGAAATCATGCGTCAGGTAGACGCTGGCGAACTAACCATTGCGGATGCTGACTAAGATGGAAATGACTAGCTTGATTGATATGCTTATCGGCTTAGTCGTAGCTGGCGGTGCTTGGTGGGCTAACGGAATGTCACGTGAACAAAAGCGTGTAGAGATACTGTTAAACAAGACACGTGAGGAATACGCTACTCGTGTAGAGATGCGGGATGACATGCGCCGTGTAATGGAAGCACTTCACCGTGTAGAAGATAAACTAGATAAAGTATTAAGTAGGGAGTCACTCTAAATGGCAATGTTTAAAGCATTCAAGCCAGCCGCAATGAATAAGATTGCACAGGCTATGGGCTATCAAGGTGACATGAACCAGTTTCAACAGTTCATTGAAGGAGACCCTGCCCGTCAACAACAAATGAATATGTATACTAATGCTGCAAAACAAATGGCTAAAGGTGGTATGGTTAAGAAATTTGCTGTGGGCGGTACAACAACTAACCCGTCAGGCACACAAGCTGCTACACCTACAGTAACACAGCCAACACAAGCACCTGCTGGCACACCCGGTGTAACGCAGTACAGCGTAGAGCAGATGTATACCCCCGGTGTACCTGTAGGTGGTACTACAATCGCTGCAGAAACAGCGCAGACAGCACAACAAGACATTGCTGCTGGTACAGGTGCTATTACTGGTCAGGTGGCTGTGCCAACAGCTACGGCTGCTACAGCACAAGCAGCACCTATTCAACAAACACAAGCTAATGTGATGCAAGCTGCACAGGCAGCACCTGCAGTAGATGCAGCTATGACTGCTACTCAAGCTGCTCAAGCTAACCCACAAGACCCACGTGCGCAGATTACTGCAGCACAGCAGACATCTTCTTCTGTAGGTAATCTACAGGCTGCACAGGGTAATGCAATCCTAATTAACAATCCAGTACAGCGTCAGATACAAACAGGTGAACTTATCACAGGCACAGGTGTTGACGCTACACTAGCTGCACAGACCGCTGCACAGACACAAGCTGCTGCTGCACAAGCTAACCCAAGCCAGCAGGCAATGGTACAAGATCAATTATCTGGCTTGATGAACCAGTTTGTTGGTGGTGCTACACCAGCGTGGGCTGCAGGTGCTATTCGTACTGCTAATGCTACTATGGCTGCACGTGGACTAGGCGCATCTTCTCTTGCTGGTCAAGCAATTGTACAGGCAGCTATGGAATCAGCTATGCCTATTGCAATGGCAGACGCACAGACAGTAGCTAAGTTTGAATCACAGAACTTATCTAACAGGCAGCAGTCAGCAATGCTTGCTGCAGAGCAACGTGCTAAGTTTATGGGTCAGGAGTTTGACCAGACATTCCAACAGAAGGTAATGAATGCTAGTAAGATTAGTGACATTGCCAATCAAAACTTTACAGCAGAACAGCAGGTACAGCTAGAGAATAGTCGTGCTGCTAATACAATGAACCTTAACAACTTGTCTAATTCACAGGCTCTTGTAATGTCAGAAGCTGCAGCACTAGCACAGTTGGATGTATCTAATCTCAACAACCGCCAGCAGTCTGCGGTACAAAACGCACAGAACTTTTTGCAGGTTGATATGGCTAACTTATCTAACCAGCAACAAACTGAATTGTTTAAGTCGCAACAGCGTGTACAGTCTTTGTTTACAGATCAAGCTGCTACAAATGCAGCCGCACAGTTTAATGCCTCTAGTCAAAATCAAGTGGACCAGTTTTTTGCTAATTTAGGTTCTCAAGTATCACAGTTTAATGCTACGCAACAAAACGCACAGTCTCAGTTTAACTCAGGTCAAACTAATACAGTCGCACGTTTTAATGCTGAACTAAATAATCAACGTGACCAGTTTAATGCACAGAACCAGATGGTGATTGCGCAATCTAATGCACAGTGGCGTAGACAAATTGCTACTGCAGACACTGCAGCAGTTAATCGTGCTAACGAACTTAACGCTAATGCTATATTGGATATTAGTAAAACAGCGTATGATAATCTGTGGAACTACTATGCAGACTCTATGGAGTGGGCATGGGAATCTTCAGATAATGAATTAGATAGACAGGTTCAATTAGCAGTTGCTAAACTACAGGCAGATAGCAGTGCCGATTTAGCAAACATCAAAAAAGACTACGAATCAAGTAAGTCTGTTGGTGGTTTTGTAATGGACGTACTTAAACTTGGTTCTACAACAGGCTGGTCATTCGGATTTTAATAAGTAAAAGGTATAATTTAATGGACACAAATCTAATTAAAAATGCTATTATAAATACTAAAGTGAGTATAAATAGAGAACAGCAAACTGAGCCTCAACCAGTTAGCAATAATATGGGCTTGCTTTCTCGTACTAAAAGTGCTACAATGACAGATAAGCCACAAGAACATGAATCTATTCGTCTAGCTAAAATGATTAAAGGTAAATTTAATAATGCTTGAACGTGACGAAAATCCCATAGTAGATGCACCTATTCCCGGACAGTCTTTAACTGCTCCTTTAGGGGATAGACCTTGGCAGCGTCCTGCTCGTTTTACAAAAGCAGACGAAACTCTTGCTTTTTATATTGAACGAATCACAACGCCACGTGCTGCTAACCAGATGTTTGACATCTTAGAAATGGGAGTTCCTATTGCTAGTCTTGTTGACGTTATGCAACTAGGCGGTGTAATGGAAGGGTTGCATAGTGTTGATGTAGGCATAATTATTTCACCTGCTCTTGCTGAAGCAATTGAAGGTATGGCAAAAGCTGCTGAAGTAGAATATTCAGTAACAGGTACAGATGCTAATGATAAAAAACCAGATGATACGCAAATCTCACTTGCGTTGAGTTCTCTTGCCGAAGAAAAAGTAGAAGAGTCTGGTATTATGGAAAAATTACAAGACGATCAACCTACGCAAACTGAAGAGCCTAAAGGTTTAATGGCAAGGAGAAATTCAAATGGCGTTTAGTTTTCAGGGATTTGCAACAGGTGTAGCAGAACGCGGTTCTGAAATAATTCAAGAAGAGTTTAAAAAAGCAGAAGATTTAGTAGACAACTCTATTAAAATGTGGACTGAAATGGGTCTGCCCGTATACCGTGCTAGAAAAAAACAACGCCGTGAATTAGAGCAAGTTGCTGATTTTCTTAAAGGAAAGGGTTTCTCTAACGATCAGATATATACAGCCATGCGTCAGGGTCAGCATAAAAGCGTTGTTGACTACGTAAAAAAATACGAACTTGATACTAAGAAAAAGTTTGCTGCTCCTATGGCGGCTGATGTAATTAGTTTTTCTGGTGATTATAAAGATACTGGTATGACTATGGCTCAAGTCCTTGATGGCGTTATGGGTAAAGTAAATTCTGGTATGGGACTAACGGATGCTATTGCCGATACTACAGGAAAAGATATGTTCGGTCTTACTGGAAAAATTATGCAGCAAAGAGCCGGAGCAATACAATCTACTTTTGGTATTAATCCAGAAGAAATGATGGGATTAGCATCTGGTGACTTTGAGTACGGTGAAAAACTAGGCGGTACTATTACTTTGCCGGGTACTGGTACAGCTAAACTCACAGGTCAAGCTGGTAGATATGGTCGTTTCTTTAGATTGTTCGGTAATGAATTAGGGTTTAAAGCAGATTATGACTCTGTTAATAATAGACCTGTTTATCCTGATGAAGCTGCAGACAAAGCAGGTCAGGCCATGATGTTGGCTACAAGGGGCAATGTTATTGTTGCTAAACTTATGCAAGAGGACCCTTCACTTACCATTGAAGAAGCGGAACAAAAGGCGGCGCAACAAATCTTAAAAGAATTGCGCACACCGGACGCTGGCGCAGGTGATGACACAGGTGATGGCAATGAAAACTTACCGGGTACGAGAACCGATAAAACTTTATCTGATGAAGAAGCTGAAAAATTAAACGCACTGACAGAGCAAATAGCAGGAAACTTAGTTCCTGAAATGGGCATACCCAGAACTGCAGAAGACGGACAACAAATGAAACAACAGCTAATTGATTTATATATCTCTTTTGGGTTTAATCCAAATGACGCTCAAAAAATGGCAGAGTTTCAATTCGGTTTAATTTTAGATCAAGCAGAAAGCAGAATAAGAGAACGACAGAGAAATGAGCGTCTTCGCAATATACCTATGATGCCAGACGACCCAGCAGCGTAGGGGTAATTATGCAGCGCAAATATTCTCAAAAAGACAACTTAACAAAAGAAGATTTGTTAAAAGACTTTGAGTTTTACGATGATGCTAAAAAATTCTTAGCAGAACGTGAAGGCAAAAAAGATTTAACAAAACCTACAGAAGTGTACGATGCTTTTATGGAGCATATGCGCTTTCATAATGTTAATGAAGTAACTACAATACGTGACTTGGAGTATGCGCAAAACGCAAGCCAAGAAGGTAAACTGCGTTTTGCAAACTTGATTGACGCTTACGACAGACTAGACGGTGAAGTATCTTTAACTTCTGCACTTGACTACGCAGAGGGTATTGCTACTGCACCGTCTACTTATTTGGGGATTATATCAGGCGGCACAGGTAAAGCTGCAGCATATGGTGCTACACAAGCCACTAAGATGGGTGTGCGTAAAATACTAGCAGAAGCTGCGAAGCGTTCAGCCAAAGCTGCAGCGGTAGAAGGTGCTATTGGCGCAGGTCAAGGTGCAGTACAAGAAGAAGTACGTGTCGAAACAGGTATGCAAGAAAAAATTAATACAGATAAAGTTGTGCAATCTGGTTTAATTGCGGGTGGCACAGGTGGACTACTTAATTTACCTATACAAGCATTAAATGTAAAACGTGCCAATAAAGCAAATGAAATGCTGGCTCAAGCAGAATTTAGTCGTGCTAGAAAAGCTAACATAGCTGCGGAAAAAACAAAAGAAACAAAAAAGAATACTTCTAAAGCTGAATTTAAAAAAGCCACAGAAGTTTTGGATGCACTGCCAGAAGAAAAAGTGAAAGCAGGTAGACGATTAAAACAAATGTCATCAAAAGCAGACTCAACAGAAGTTGGTCTACCTTTAGAAGTAAAAGAAAACATTGCAGCAGCAGCTATCCGCATACGTGATAAACTTAACCTAGAACCTAATGAACGAATTACCAGTGGCATTTTTCGTGCTATGCAAGATGGTAAAATTACCGATGAAGTAGATGGTGTAAAAGAAATACTAGAAGAACATAACTTGTCATATGATGAGTTTTCATTGCTGTATTTGGCTGAAGTATCTGATGCTGGTAAAACGCTGCAGCAAGTAGGCGCAGTGAAAAAAACTATGCAAGGCACAGCGCAAGCAGCGCAGAAAGAAGTAGAGAAGTTAGTAGCGGCTGTTGATGGTCTAAACAAAGGCGGTAAATCAGGTATTAATGCAGATCAAGCTAAAGATGTAATACAAAGTACAAACAAAGCATATCAAGTTGCACAAGATATAGATAAACTACGTTTAGGTGTGATGACTTCACAGCCAGCAACGACTATGCGTAACAACCTAAACGGCGGTTTTCGTGTAGCTATTGATGCTACTACGCGAACATTTGATAATGTATTTAATCTACGTAATCCTATGGATGGCACGTTTGATGTAGCTAAGTATATGCTCAATCCCTATGAAGCAAATGTTGTACAAAAATTATTCAAAGAAACTTTTCCAGAGCAAGGTGCTAAACTGTTTCGTGAGGCAGCAGACATTGAAGCAGCTAAGTCGGGTGAGACTGTACTTGCTACACTAGGAAGAAAAGTAAACATACTAAATACTGCATCTGATAACTTTTTTAAGAGAGCAGTCATTGCCGCTTCTTTGCGCCGTAGAGTATCAGATGCTAACTTACCTATGTCAGATAGGTTAAAACAGCTAATGCTACGTAACAGAATGTCGCGTCAGATGAGTGCAGAGCAAGTTGACGAAGTGTTGTCGAAAGCAAGTAAAGATGACATAGCTAAGTTAATGGACGAATACGGCGATTTAAATTCAAAGAAAACATTACAGCTAGAAGATTTGATTGAAACAAACTCATTAGCACAAATGCCGGATGAAATGTTAAAAGATTCAATTGCAGACGCTTATGAGTTTGTATATCAAGCACCAATGACAGGTAAGAATATGCCAAGTGCATTTGCACGTGGTGTAATTAAAGCGCATCATGCTGCGCCTTTCCTTATCTCTAGTTTCATGCCATTCCCAAGATTTGTAGCTAATCAATTAAAATTTGTGTATGAACATATGCCACTTGTAGGTATGATGCATCTAGATAGATTGGGTGCAAAAACTGCAAAGGCTCCGGGTTATTACAAAGATATGTTTGCCAAGCAAGCAACGGGTGCTGTTATGCTTACCGCTGCATATAACTGGCGGCTAAAACAAGGGGAAACAGAACACTGGTATGAGTTTAAAGATAACAACGGCAATGTAATAGATGGCAGACCTGTGTATGGTCCCTTTGCTCCATTTATGCTACTTGCAGACACTATATACAGATATCAGAATGACCAGATGCCAGCACGTCCTGTACAATATTATGGTAGAGCAATAGGTGAATCCCTGTTAGGTTCAACCCTTAGAACAGGTTTAGGTTTATACACGCTAGATAAATTTGCAAGTGATCTAGGTTCTGGTGAGTTAGAGAAAACAGGCGGTGAGTTTGTTGGTAATCTAGTAAATACTTTCTTAATACCTGCATCTGCAGTACGCGATTTATACGCACAATTTGATAGAGATGCTAGGGGTATACCTGAAACTAGAACGGGTGAATATAATTTTTATGACGTTTTGTACACACGTGGGACACGCTCATTACCTAAAAACTTTGTTGGGGATGCAACAGAAGGTTATGCTAAATATTTTGATGAAGCGCAAAGAGCAAGATCACCTTTCCAAACAGGCGAATTAACTCAAGTCAACCCTCTTGAAAAACAAATGTTTGGTTTATCTAAACGTCCAGCTAAAAATGTATTACAGAATGAAATGGGCAGATTAAATCTGACACCCTATGACTTGTACAGACGTGACCCAAATGACCAGCTTGATTTTTATATACGTCAAGAACTTTCTAAAGAGGGAAGTCCGTATAATCTAAACGAAGTCATGGAAGGTGTGATTAAATCTGAAAGATATCAGTCTATGAACATAGATGAAAAACGTGCATTGCTTAATGATAGGGCTAAAGCACTTATTACAGATGTTCGTAACTCTGCCAGAGAACGCATAGAAAGAGAGGCAGGTTCTACAGATGCCAAATATACATCTCTTGACAGAATGAATTGGGAGAAAATGGATAGACTAACCAAGAACAGAATTGACAGAGAATATAAAGAAGACTTTGGTGGCGAATCTGTGTCTTCTGACAGAGATAAAACTATTACGTTACCGGATGGAAGTAGAATGAACGTCTTACAGTGGGCAATATTTAGATCGAAGAGTAAATCAGAATAATGGATAGAAAAGAATATACTTTAGCTTCGCAGTTAGTTGATGCAGACGAGATGCAGTCACCTGATGACATGATGTTGTCTGGTCCATCAACAGATTTCAGCTACATGTCACGTAAGGAAACACCTGCCCAAGCTGCTTTACGTAAGGCTGAAGCAGGTAAGCTGGCTACAGGTCTGGCTGACATGACTGCGGATGTGACACCCTTTGTGGGTGGGGCTAAAGCTGCCACTGAATTGCCTGATGATTTGTCCTACGCCAAGGCACTTGTAGCAGAAGGCTACGATGAATCTGACATAAAGAAGATGGGTCTTGGTGGTGCTTACACTGCTCTGTCTATACTTGGTTTATTACCCGGAGTAAAGATCGGTACTGATGTAGTCAAGGCTGGTATCAAGTCTTCTGTAAAGGACAGTGTTAAGCCTTCTGTAAAAGATCAGATGGAGAACTTGATTACACCTAAACGTGCGGAGCAGCTAGAGAAAGCTAAGTCGCTACCTGCAGAAGAACGTAGACGCTACCTAAGAGAAGCTAATAGACCTGCCCCTAAAGTATTTCACGGCGCAAGAAACATAAGTAAAAAGTCAGATAATTTTTCCTCAATGATGAAAATGGAAGAGTTTCAATACAAGTATATGAAAAACGCAAAAACACTAGCGACTACAAATGAATTAAATTTTAAAGCTGCATTTGATAATAAAAAAGAAATGCCCTTAGAAGATTTATTACGTAGTGATAGCAGTTTTGGGGCTATGATTCCTGAAGAAATAGCAGAATATAAAGAAGGAGTATTGCCTACATTTGAGCCGTATCCAGCGGATATAAGATTTAGTCCAAGAGTTGTGGACACTAAATCTGCTAATAACGAGGCGGGTTTTGATGTTATCTATGATGAAAATTACGTAGACCTTATAGACGATACTGATGCTGTAATAGGGGAAGTACCTTTGCGAAACGGTTCCGTAAATAGAGCAGATTTAGAATCTGCATTAGAGCGTATCAATAAAGATACGCATAGCAAAGTTAAAGATGTATATGAAACAATAAAATTTGAAAGTAAAGGCGATCAACTAGAAAAAGAAGGCTTTGCTCCTTATGAAGCAGCTGGACCACTTTCAGGTGGAAGTAGGCGCACAAAGTTTATGGGAGATTCCTCTGGTTTTGGGAGCGATAGAACTGGTCAGCATATGGAACTGAGGGGCATAAAAGCCTTGTCTACTTCACGTGATCCTCTTGTGTCAATGAAAGATGCATTTGGTAACAGGGTACTTGCCAATTTAGTTTACGCCGACTTACCTAAAGCTGAACAAAGAAATCTATCTGCCGAAGAATACCAATCATTAATAAGACGTGGTGATCCAGAAGGGGCGGCACTACGAGAAGAAATACTTGGCGGTGAAGGAATACCTTTATCTTTTCCTAAAAGCGCACACGATGAAGCAGAGGTAGCACTGACAAAACCGCAAGAACTTGATGTAAAAAGATTATCTAGGGATGATAAAAGACTAAACCCCAGCGAGAATATTGAAAAGCTACCCACTAAAGGCACAGGTAAACTACCTCTTGCTGAACGAGTAGCTGAAGGTCAAAGACTTGTAAACAGACTGTTCTCTCAAGCTGAAAAGTTAAATAAAATTAATCGACATGAGTACCGTAGTGACGCTACGTTTACTCAGGACTATTACAGCACCCTTAGAAATATGTTTAAGGATGCTCAATCTCTAGGTAAGTATACTGAACAATACGGTGCTAGAGGTACATACGATTCATTCTTAGAAACAGTAGCGCAAAACTCTAGCTTCAAGGCATCTCTTGATAAAGCAGTAAAACGTATGCCAGATGGCGAAAAGAAAAGAAACATGCAGGTGTTACATGAAGTTTTAGATACTATGGCATTCGCACCACAAGATGCAACAAAAAGAGCAAGAAGAGAAACTAAAGGAATGAGTGACAAAGACCTAAACAAGCTTCTATTTGACAGACCTACTATTAAAGGCACTCGCCAGCCAGCCTTAACTATAAAGGAATCACTAGAAGATTTAGGGTACAATGACTATAAACGCATGGCATTTCTCATAACGCAAAAACTAAATCGTGGTGGACTTATGGTTAAAAAATAACCCGCCACCATCTATCTAACGATTGTCACCAGAACCTTGAAGCTGGCCCCTAGATTTGCGGTCAGCCAGTTTCTCAAGATTGTCTTCCATGACTTTGCCAAGGTTTACTCCTAACTCTTTTGACAGCACAGCAATATACCAACATACATCACCTAACTCCTTTGTAATCTCTGCACGTTTAGCAGGGTTATCGCCATCACGTATCAGCTTCTTAGCCTTGTTAGCAATCTCACCTGCTTCACCCGCCAGTCCTAACGTCAAGTACGCTAGGGCTGTTTCTTTTGGGAAAATGGCTGTAGTACAGGCTCTGTTCTGATAGTCTGATGCGGTTATGCCACTCATTTGTTTCTCCTTCATCCACTGTTTAGCTTCTTGCTCTAGCTTCTTCATTACGTTGTACCTTTTGTAAGTTCACATGGTAGGCAGTATCCCAACCTCGCTGCCATTCCCTTGCTTGCATTGTATTAGGGTCAATGGGGCAGCGTAGCTTGCCCTTCCTAAACGCTTCCTGCCCCCACTCAAACTGAATCCTTAGTGGGGCATCGTACTTACTAAGACCATTACGCCGCATTCTGCATCTCCTTAATCTGGTAATTGAAAAGTTTGATTGCTGCTACTTTATCAATCTTAAACCACTCTCCTCTACGTTCATCGGCAAAGTGTTCAAAGATTTTGTGCATCTCACGTTCCTTTGTGTGTCTGTCTTTTGTTGGCATCTTAGCTGCCACTTTGTAGTCACGAAATGGTGATGATGTTTGATAGCCGTTAAGTCGATCATCAGAATTAACAGCCTTCCCTACCTTAACCCAATCAGGCCAAGCTGTATTGACAATGATGTACACTTCACCCTCGTTAACACTTTCAATCTTGTTATGTGACCATGCGTCATCTAGTGATTTGTATCTACCCGGCTTGTGCAGGGGGTGTGATGAAGGAATGTATTTACCGTTTACAAACATGCGATTAGTATTCTTTGCAGCATGTGTTGACACACGTTGGCGGTATCCGCTAGGGCTATAGTACCACCAATCACCGTCTTCAAACACAGCTTCAGACTTTATGTAATTTTTATTTACCTTTAGTAAGTCCAACATTCTTATTCTCCTTATCTTCTGTTTTAGGAAAGTATTTAACAAGCATCTCTAGCTTGTCGTGGTAGTTAGCAATCTCTTCTAATTCCGTTTCAATTGCCTCTTGAATATCTTGATGCTCACCAATGCCAACGGGATGCGTCAGCAGGATTTCAATGTTGGCCTTATGTTTATTCATATGACCTATTAGATGCGAAGTCTGCGCATCAATCAGCATGTTTCTCATTCTCCTTCTCCTTCTCTTTTTGTTTTAGTTTCTGCCATTCTTCATAGCTAGGGTGACTACGTGGGGGGTTGTACTGTACCCAACCATCCCCACGCTTCCACACTAACTTACCACTAAGCTGCTGCGATGTCAACTATTTCACAGACACCAGCAGTACAGGCTAACTCACGCCCACCTGATGTGGTATCTTCCTTTTCAAAGTCACTCAGCTTAGTCCAGTTAACCTTCTTAGGCATCTTCTTTTGGAACTCAGTGTATTGTTCCGCATCAATGTCCTGATAAGGTGCTTGCTGGTATGTATGTTCACTGAATGGTAGGAAGCTAATGCCACTCACCTCATCAAAGTGTTCATATACCCACGCACCTACATCCATCCACTCATTCTCTTTGACTGAGATAGTGACTGAAGGCTTGTGTTCACACCAATGACGCTGATAGGTAAGCCACAGTTCAAGCTGTTCAATGGCAGTCATACCAGTACGTGTTACCGCACCTTTGGGTGACTTCATTGGAAAGCTAAACACTGTAGTGCTATCAGGCTTCATTACGTCAGGCTCCGCTGGGATACCTTCAGCAATCAAGAACTGCGTCAGTGGGTCTTTGTTATCGCCACGTACTGTACGAATGTAGTACGGATTGTGACGTGCGTGAATACCGCTGGCTGCATCAGTAAGCTGTTACACAGTACCACTAGGCTTGACACAAGTGACAGCCGTAGACTGTGGGATTTTAAGCTGCTTAGACATAGCTTCGTTAACAATCACTGCCTCTGCACGTAAGATTTCAAGTGCAGTCTCTAGCTTACCACCAGAAGTAGCAGTCAAAGAATTGTCCATGATGCCTGTCAGTGACACGCCAAGCAACCGTTCTTCTTCAGTATTCTTCTGCCAAATCTTACGCAGATACTTGAAGTTAGTTAGTGTCGCTTGGAATGTACCCAAGATTGTAGCCAACCGTACCTTCTCTTTTAGCGTAGCAAGAGTGTCTGACTCACGTACTACTACCTCAGACAAGTTACAGAACTGATATGGACGCAAGATAATTTCACTACAAGGGTTGCAACCGAAATCATGTTCTGTCTCACGTCTGCCATTCTTAGCTGCTTGCTTCTTAGCTGACTGGCGATTGAAGATACCACGCTCACCTGACTTGCTGTCGTACAAAGACAACCACTCACGCATGAATGTACCCATTTCAGGCTTAGTCTTGTATGCCACAGAGTTATTAGCCAACGCACGTTGACCCTCATTCTCCCACCACTGACCTGACTTGGCATGTGCCATCTGGTCATCATTAAGATTAGACAATGAAATCAATGCACTACGGCGTACACCACCGACAACTACAACCTCACCAATCTTACACATGATGTCGTGACATTCGATTGGATACAGCCTACGTCCAGCAGCACCCTTGAACTTTTGAATACAGAACTCAAACAGTTCTACAAGAGGCTGTGGACCTGATGCACGACCACCAAATGTCTTTAGCCGTGCGCCAGCAGGACGTACTTCGCTGACATCGAACTTAGGTATTTGTCCACTGTACAACATAGCAATCAGTTCTTTCAGTGACTTAGCCCAACCCGGACGTGAATCACCAACTTTAATTACTGTATCTGTATTATGGAACTCTTCGCTAACCATCGGTAGCTTCTCAATGCAGTGACGCTCAACGCTGAAGCCAACGCCAGTGCCGCACATAAGAATGTACATAGACTCATCAAAGGCACGAGGGCTATCTACAGGCACGTAAGAACAGTTATATCCACCTACGTGGCAGCGGTCTAGTGCTGGGCCAGCAGTCATCAATGCCCTCATAGAAGGCATGATAGACTGGTTGAGTACAGCTTCTTCCAGTTCACCTCTTAGTGTATCTGGTAGCTTATAGCCATTGTTAGAAAGCAAATGGCTAGACATATAATCAAAGTATCTGGTGACAGTTTCACCCCATGTCTCCCTTCGTTGTTCGTCTTCTTTCCACCTTGCATAGCGTGAAAGTGCTATGAAGTTTTGATAGTCTGTTGGTAGTGTATTACTGATCATCTCTTTACTCCGTTACCGTTCTAATATTTTTGATAGAGGCACCTTCTATGTCATAAAAGTATTCGTTGATGCCATCTTCTAATTCCTCACCTACTCTTCCATCGGCGGGTATGGGGTATTCGTCTTCGTCTACGTCAAGGGTAATGAACATCTTAACTCTTATCATGTGCCATTACCTCTTCAATCAACTTATCTAGATACCACTGTGCTTTCTTCAAGTCTTCTAGTGGTTTGTCTTTGTAGTCAAAACGCCATAGATACTTCATAATATTGCCTTGCAGGTAATACTTAAACCCGTCACCAGTTGCAGCAGAGATAGCATGGATACATTCTATGCCCGTCTGGTTGTAGTGAGGTGGACTATTGACCATATCAACATTGCCCCAAGCTACTTTACCTGCCTGTTCGTTTTCTTCCATCATCTTTGCTTTCATAAATGCGTCATGCCTCATGCGGAACCTCCTGTCTTTGTGTTGAAGGACAAATGTACTACATTACCATCATATGTTTTTTCTACACCTGCCTCTTCCTCTAGTTCTACATCAATATCCATCTCTGTGTCAATAACTTTTGACACATATTCGTGTACAATATTGCGTAGTTCTTCCACCTCTTCCATAACAGGAACAGAAGCACACATCATCTTAGCAAAGTGCATCACTTGATAATAGTCTTCGTCATCCATAGGATTGTCTGGCATTGCCATAATAGATATGTCAACTTCACCTGACCACTTACCGTCATCATCAGCGAATGGCCTGACACGGATAAGGAAATCTTCCTCGCTTACTTCACTAGCTAGTTTCTCCATCATACTCATAGTTATCTCCTTTTCACCTTTGTGCCGCCAAACTTGATAAACTTTGGATGCTTGTTATTACCCTTCTCCTTCAACCAATCTTCAGGGATTATCCTGTCATAGTATCTAAAGCCATACTTAATACACCATTCACCGTAGGTAGACTTAGCACCCTTACGTAACTTACGTCTGCTGCTTTCAAATACGAAACGAATATCCAATTTAGGATGTTGCTTCTTGATAGCTAGATGCTTGCGTCTATCTGCTGCGGTGAACATACCCTTTGTTTCAATAATGATTCCGTTGGACAGAACGAAGTCAGGTGTGTAGGTTCTATATGCTAAGTCTTCCCACTCAATCTTAACCTGCTCATACAGAAAGTCAACCTTCTGTTCCTTGAGATAGTCAGACACCTTGAGTTCAAGACCACTACGATACCCATATTTCCGTGCTGCCCTAAATTGTTTTGCGTTAGGCAATTACATCACCTATATAACTTACTGTAGGTGGGTTCTTTGCCTGTGACTTTACAGATGGACGCTCAGTAAGATCAGGCCAACAGTCAAAACGATAGCTACAGAATTTACATCCGTTATTAAGGACTTTATTACCTGTGGGCTTGCCACGAAAAGTTTCAAGCACTGGTTCAAAACATCTTTCAAACTTGTTCTCCTTTACTGTCTGTACTGTTGTCTTAATCTTGGCAAGTTCAGTGTCCATGTCAAGACCTGTAGCTGGTACATATTTAAAGTGACCATTGGCTTTGTTTATTACCCACCAGCCACCTGCACGTTTGCCAGATGCTTTTGCATAGCCAGCTAATTGACCTATGTAACCAAACCCATCACCACTGGCAAGGGTGTCAAAGGAATCAAATTTGTTTCTGTATGACCAGTCTGAAGCTGATTTAATATCATCGACAGCATCGTTAATGACAATATCATATGAGCCGTTAATGCTAGTATCCCCAACGTCAAGAGTAACTTTTTCAGTATCCTCATACTTAACACCTGCTTCCTTGAGTACGCCTTTGAAGACAGCTTCTACAATGTCTCCAAGCATCATGTTCATCATAAAATTAGTTGGCATTGGTATCGCTACTTCTGGCTTATTCTTTTCATACCAGAGTTGGCAAGTGGGGCGACCCACATTAGACATTCGTATTCTGAAATCGCCCCGACTTTTACCGCTGCCAAACTGCCTACGCAATGCGTCAGCTACATCTGTGGCTACCTGTTGAATGGTATCCTCAGTCATAGCACTGTCACCGCGAACCGCATCAGTCATATACTGATGCAGTGTTAGTTCAGCGGGGTGGTTCATTATGCGGCATCCTCTTCATCAATCTCAATGTCAACGATACCATCTACCACATCTACATCGGCATCACTCATTTTTTCAGTAGCTTTTTCTGACCAAGAGTTGAGGATGTAGCTATTGTAGTTATCCACCCAAGAAACGAAGTCAGCAAACAAGTCATGCTGTTCTTTCATTATGTCCAGCATAGCTGTGGTATCAAGCGAAGCCAAAGGCACGTAGTAAGATGCGCCTGTTGGAATCTTACGCTCATCCGATTTTAAGTGGATGACGTGGTTGATTGGAAGAAGTGACATCTTAGCCAAAGTAGCAAAGCTTTTACCTAACTCAGCGAAGGCATCACGGTTATCAATCTCCCACACAACAGGTGTGTCAGATACGTCTACGGGATTGCCCTTATCGTCTGTAGGGTTAATCATCTCAACAGTACCAAGCACTACACGAACACGCTTAATGGATTTAAGCAGGTCTTGCATTTTCTCTGGCAATGCCTTGAAGTCTTTGATGTACCCTGCTGGTTTCCCACAATTAAATCCACCATCATTATCCTTGAGGTCAGACTGAAGTTTAGCATCCGTAGTCATAACACTCTTGATGTAACGGTTAGGACTTTTACCAGAGGCCTGTACAAAACGCTTGTACATGAAGCGTTGCAGGAATGGACGCAGTTTAATCTCTGAAGCGTAGTAAGTCGGGCCATCTGGAATTTCCATCTTGTATGTACCTGCTTCTACAACCTCAACATTAACTGTCTTACCATTAACTTCGGCTGGCCCCATAATAGGGGAATGATGTATGCGTAGACGTGCTAGAGAACTGCTGGACGAACCTGTTTGTTTTTCGTTAGCAATACCCATAGCCTCTGCCATAGCAGCATAGTTGTTTGTATCAATAGTCGTAAGTTGTGACATATATTTCTCCTTTCATAAAAACAATGAGACATAGTTATATCATGCTACGTCTTTAACGTCAAGCCAATTCGGTCCGATTTTTGCCTCTAAAAGTAAAGGCACATTGAACTCTATACCCCATCTAAGGGTAATAAGTTCTAGTAGTTTGTCATTAGTATTCTGTATGACGTTGATTACTTGTGACTCTTCGTCAGGATGAATATCAATAACAATACTGTCGTGAACAGAGTTCACTATACATGATTGCATACCCTTTAGCAACCCCTCTATATACAATAAAGCAATAGGAACAATGTCTGCTGTTGCAAAGGACTGCACAGGGTAGTTTTTGATCTGTGTAAAGTGTGACACACGCCCACTAGCTTTACGCACCACATCAGGGAACGAAAACTCACGACCACTAGGCGTGGTTATTTTTTGTGTTTCTATAGCTTCTTTAGCCAGTCGGGAATGCCAAGCTGCCACCCCTTGGTATTTGCTGTTGAAGTGTTCATAGTACGCTGCTTCCGCTTTTGTTCTACCGAAGCCTGTCGCGCCGTAGAGTGGCGCAAACGTATGCGCTTTCGCATCCTGCCTACTCGTAGGTTGACCAGCATCGGTAATAACTTTAGCGGTGTATGCATGTACATCAAATCCAGTAGATACTTCTTCAATTGCTACCTCGTCTTGTGATAGGTAGGCTGCAGCACGGAACTCCAACTGTGCGAAGTCGGCTTCCATTACCTTACCACCTGCAAATCGTGACACAAATACTTTCTTGACAGGGAACGTACCGCCACGTGGCATGTTCTGCATATTAGGATTAGCCCCACTAAAACGACCAGTGGATGTGCGATGCTGTAATAGACTTACATGAAGCTTACCGTCCTGCTTAGTATAGTTACGTATGCCCTCAACAAAAGAAGACAGGTATGTATCTACGGCACTAAGTCGGCGCACCTTGTACAAAAAGTCAACGGCCTCATCCATACCTTTAGTCTTGGCACCAGCCTCTAGCAATTCAAGGTTTTGCTTACTGGTACTAAAACCGTTTGCACTCAACCACTTAGATGATGGTGGCTTAAACTTGAAGCCAGCCAAAGTATCAGACGGGATAAACAAAAACCCTTCCGTGTTACAGTCAGCACATCTGCTAGGTTTAGCAAACGGCTCACCATTCTTTTTGGTCTTGCGTATATAACCTGTGCCATTACAAGTGTGGCACTGTTGTGCTACAGTTTTATACAGACGTTCTGTACCGTAAGATACCATGCTGCGAAACTCTACGTCATCCATATACGGATCAATCTTACTTGCCCAATCCGCTTTATCAATAACCTTCCTACCATATATAACCCAGCCTAGTTGTTCTGGACTGTTAAGATTGATAGGAGTATCGCCCATTACATTGCGTACATGAGACTGCAGTGCCTTCTCCAACTCGTCACGTTCCTGTTCAAACTCGCTGCGTACCTCATCTAACTTAGATAAGTCAACCGCAAAGCCACGCTGATAGATACGTGCAAGTGTAACACATACTTGATTGGTCAGGTCTACTGTGCCACGCAAACCGCTATCAGTGGGCGTATTCAAACGATACATCAACTTGTCAGACAGTTGCTGCGTAGCGCGAAGGTCAGCAGATAGATACTCAGACAATTCATCGTGAGGTATGTCACGTGTGCTGTAGCCCTTTCTAAAATACTCTTTTAGTGTATCCTGTTTCTTAGTCTCCAACTCGTATCGTTCTGCACAAGCCTCAAGAGACAACGGTTCTTTGTTACCACGCTGCAGTACATATTCAGCAAGCATTGTATCAAAGACAGGGCCATCATAGGTAAAGCCAGACTCCCATAGCCACAGTAAATCGTATGCAGCATTGTGACAGATAAGCACAGTAGCCTGATCAAGCCACTTCTGAAGCAGGTTGTGTCCATGATACGTAGGCTCACGCTCATTGTGGTCAAAGGTAATCAAGTCTTCTTGCCCTTGGTCAGTCAACACACCAACCATAGTCAATGAGTTAGTAGGCTCAAAAGGGTCAAGATGCATCTTACCATCACGCTGCGTTGTTGTGTTTTCTACATCAAGTGTTAGCTTCATACTGTATACCTCGCTGTTCTATACTCAAGTTCACAGTGTACCACACCATGCCAACCTGACAACTTATTTTTTACTACGTTCAAATGACGCTGTGTGTCCTCTTCTTCTTGCCCATCTACGACAGGGTTCTTGGCAATCAAAACCATCAGGTCAGCTTCAGCAGCCTTACCTGTACGTGAGCCTTCCATCATTGACTGGTTCAAAAGAACCTTACCTTCTGCCTCTGCAGATAGCTGCGACATATAAAAGATAGCACACTCATGCTGCTTGGCAATCTGCCTTGCGTGTACTGCGTTAGCTTTCAATGACTCGTCTTGTCGAGCGAACCCGCCTTTAGCAAACTTGTCACCCATGTCAAGCAGAACAATGTCAGGCTTGTATGACTTACAGATTGACTCTACCCAATTCATATCACGCCCTGTTGCATCCTTAATCTTAATGCGGTTCTTGACTGGCTCATACAGTTCACGAGCCTTGGCAGGGTTACTCTTAATCTCCTGCATAGTCATGCCAGTAGCGGCAGTCAGATACCTAGCACCGACACGGTGATAGCCTTCCTCGTTACATAACACAATGCAGTTAGCACCCTGCTGGGCGAAGCCGCCCGGACTTGCAATCAAGCTGGCGTGGAAAGATGTCTTACCAGTGTTAGGTCTAGCACCAATCTCAATCAAGTGTCCAGCATTAACGCCCTCAACCTTACGTGTGAGGCTTGGGATGTTGAAAGTCCAACGTGCCTCAAGATCATTACGTGCTAGTAGAGTGTCCATGTCAATGTCATCCCACTCGATATTTAGATCAGGCGTAAAGTCATCTCCATACTGCTCAAGGAGTATGCGTAGTGGCTCAAGACTAGACTTGTCACCATTCACATAGTCAAATCCAAGATTGGCAATGTCCTCGCCAACAACCTGCTGAAACAGCTTAGACAACACTTCCTGCGCCACATCACCACCCATAGGCTGTTCTGCTTTAATCTTGTGGAACAAGGCAGAGTATGCCTGCTTCTGTGCAGTGGTCAAAGTTGGATTGTTAGACATAAACAATGCCTCAATCTCATCAGGTGTCACAGTACGCTCATAACGATCCATAGCAGTATCAATAGCCTGCTTAATCTTGCGAACATCCTTACTAAACAAACGATCAGGACAACGTGCGCCACGATGGTCTTCGTAGAACTCCCTATCCATTAAACTTCTAATCAGTGATAATTCCATTTAAATTCTCCATATCTGTCGGGTTACGATATTTCAAGTCATCTTTCAATTTGAGTACACGAACATCGTTTACGTGTCCTCGTAATTCCTTTGCCATCTGTAACGTCTTAGGTAGCGCATCGGGGTCTAACGCTATTATGGCTGTTGAGAACTGTGTGAGATACCCTTTATGCGTATCTTGAAGAGATGTACCAAGAAGCGCAACCCCGACAAAGGAACCGTAACCAACAACGGCTGCACTCACACAGTCCTCAACAACTATTGCGACTTTACCACAACCATATGTGTATGGCAAGCCACTTTTTCCATATCTTTTCCATTTAGGTAGACGCTTGCCGATAGCGCGGCCTGTTGCATCTACAATCTTTCCCTCGTGCATAACAGGAAAAACAATACGATCATCCTTCACATCATACATCACACCCAATTCATCTGGGTCTAGCTTGTAGCGGAAGCAGAAGCTGAGTACGCTACGCTTATTCCTGTGTGGTACAATGTAATCAGGTAACTCAAATGTTTCATCCGCAAACTTCTCTGCTCCTGCAAAGCCAGCACGAATGTCATCTACAGACAGGTGGACAAGTGTACCACCGCTAACAGGACAAGAAACTTTGTAGCAGTTCCATACGAGACTACCCATGTTGTTAGTAACAGTAAATGTCTTAGTACCGCCACACTCAGGACAGTTCATGCGTTTAGTTTCACCATTAGATAAGTTTAAATCACTTACTATATTATATATATAATTCATATTATATCACTTTCCTTTGCGGCAGTTAGATGCTTTTACCATGTATTTTTCTAGCTGTCAATGCATTATTTGCACTGGCATACGTATTTTTCATGTAAGGCTTGACAGATTGTGGGTTAGCATGTCCTGTAACCGACATAATTTGTGCCATACCGACACCTGCCTCTACCATTTCTGTTGTGCCTGTCCTACGCAAGTCAGATAAACGTAGTTCTTTGGGTAATCCCGCAGCATCCATCACCTCACGTGCGTATTTAGGCAGTTTATGTAGCGTATAGGGTCTGTATTCACCCGCAATAGGATTAGGGCGAGGTGCGACATATTGCTGAAAGCCAAAGTCTTGTTCTTGTTGTACTAGCATATCTAACAAATCATCTTCGATAGGCAGATGTACCTCTGCTTTACGTTTAGACTGCTCAATAAACACACGAGCGTTGTCGAAGTCGATGGCATCCCATGATAGTAGTCGCATGTCACCAATCCTTTGACACCAAGCATATGCCATGTGTGCAATCAAACCAATGTTCCTAGTCTTAAAATCGCCGTATGCTGTGTCTAAGAACATCTGTATATGTTCCCTAGCCCATACTGTCTTGCGCCTCTCAGCGGCTCTCCTACGCACCGTAGAGAAAGGATTTATGTGTATGTGTTCCATACGCACAGCGTAATTGAAAAGTATACGAGCAACAGCCATGATGTGATTGGCAAAAGGTATACCTCTTTCACACCAAATATCATACGCAATCTTAGCACGTTTACTTGACACCTGACGATACTCTATGTTACCCAATACTTTATCATCTATATTTGTGTCCATCATAACACCTAGAAAGTATTGATACTGTGCCTTAGTGTCATCACGTAAGTTCTTGTAATCAATAGAAGAATAATAATTCTGAGATAGTACGTTTACTGTTGTCATGTCACTTGTTTCCCATGTAATATAAGTCAATTGCCAACTGCTGTAATTTATCGTACCACATTAGTTCTTGTGTAAACTTTTTAGGTATATTATATATACCATAATGTGCGCCAGCTATCATGCCAGCTACTGCGCCTGTCGTGTCACTGTCGTGACCCCGATTGACTGCAGCGATTACGCAGTCCTCAAAATTGTTTGTTGTCTGAAATGCCCACATAGCTGCCTCATATGTTTCTTTTACATACCCACCAGACATAACATTTTTTCTATCTATATCAATAGGATGCCTGAATGATGTGTAGTTTTGTAGTGGGCTACCCGCATACAATTCCTCTGCAAACATTCTGCTATACAACACACACATTTCAGTGCCGTGGGTAAGCAGTGTCTGCTGCGTAGCAAGCTGAACCAAATGCTCCCTAGACTTAGCACATAAAACAATAGGTGCAATACGCATCAGCGCACCATTACCAGAGTTTTTAGGGTCAGTTGAGCCAGCGTAGGGTCTTGATGGGTCATCTGCATATTTACGCAAGGCATTTACAGTGGTAGTGCCTATGTCAAAACAAACGCCGCGAGGAATAAACGCACCATCTAACCACCATTTGCAAAAGTTTTGCATGATTACGTCTGCATCAAACGCCCCTTCTGCGCGAATGGCACTACCCATAGCAAAAGCCATAGCTGTATCATCTGTCCACTCACCCTTCTCTACGTTCCATATACCACCTGTGTGATATTTAGTTATATAATCATCGGGTTCTCTCGCGTCTTGAAACTCTAGGGGTGCGCCAAGCGCATCACCCACAGCAAGTCCGACTAACATACCCATTGCATTGTCTACTGTACCTTGCATAGCACACCCCTTTCGTTATAGTTAAGCCGCAACAGCCTGAAACTGTGGCGTATTTACCCAATTAGCTACCTCAATTTCCCGCATAAACAATGACTTAGACTGTGTGTCGCTGCCAGTGTTACGCAGGGCAAAGCCATTACGCTCGTCTGCATAGGTAGCATAGTTAGTGAAGGCAGAGTATAATGCCCACAGATTGCGTCCACGTGTGGCTACCTCTTGATTGTATAAGCCATACATCTTCTCTGACTTGCGATCCGACTTCATAATGCCTTCAAGCATAGCCTTGACATCAACGTGCATCAGGCTTGTGTTAGCCCAGCGTTGCATCTGTTCTGCCTGTGCAGTGAAGTCTTGTTGTGACTTGTGCAGTTCAGTGATGAACCTGTCTAGGCTAAAGTTGCTAGTGTTCTTACGCATAACTTTATTGTGATCGCCTGTGATCTGCCCATTGAGACAGAAGAAGTCGATAGCACCAAAGATAGTGGTGTTAGAACAAGTGCCATTGACACCATGCAGCGCAATGATACGCT